CTTTACATTCAGTGCAAAGTCCTTGCTTTATCTCTGAACCGCAGCAGTAACTTGGTCCGTCATCATTATCTGTGTATTCTCCCCCACAGCAAGGGCTTACTAAGTTTGCCATAATTTTAATTGTTTTAATTAATAAATTCTAAAGTTTTCCTATCTATTCTTAGAGTTTCAGTCCTTACGTTGTTAGTAACATCATTTTGAATCCCATCTTTTACAGATACGTATATTGTGGTACTACTGAAATCCTGCATATCTATGGATACAAATCCACCACTAATTCTGTTTAATCCATAATCAGCCCGTAGTTGTATTTCTAAGCTTTCTAATTTTTCAGCAATTCTTTGCAATTCATCCTTGTCCATAATATAATTTTAATTGATTAATAAAAAAGGACCCCTGGTAAGGAGTCCTTCATTTGGATACTATAGCGCACAATTTTACGTATCCCCGCTTTACAGTTGAGTTATTAACTCTAGTACTTCTTTACATTGTTCTTTGTTCCTTGGCATAAATAAGACATAAGCCAGGTTATTTTCTTTAAGATGTTTTTTAAACAACTTCCACCTTAAAGGAAAAGATTCATTTGCGTAACCTTTAGTTTCAATAATCCATTTACCGTTAGGGTCTACAAAGTCTGGTGTATAAGTTATAGGTCTTATTTTACTGCCTTTGTTATACAACTTCTTTACTGTTCCCTCGTAACATGCTTGTGGATATACTAGAGCATCAAATACAGTAAAAGAATGTTTTTCATAATCAACATCTATGTTAGCTTCTTTTAGAAGTTTATACATTCCTTTTTCTAGTAAAGATTGAAAATCAATCCCATCGTAAGTATTTTTTTTAGCATTTACGATTTTACTTCTTTTGTATTTTCTTTTCCACGCCATTAGTCTACTACATTTACTTGAAACATTCCTTCGTACCCGCGTGCAATGTGATAAATATGCATCTGACCAACACGTCTAGTGCCTACATAGGCTCTACCTTTGTGCCACTCATCATTACCACATATACTTGGGATATGCCTTACTTTAGTTCCCATGATTTCATCTACTAATTCTTTATGTATATGTCCTACTAGCGCTTCTCTAAAAATGCACTCACTCCACATAATAGGTTGTTCAGTAGCCATAAGTAAAGGGATATTATTCCTCTTTACTTTATCTCCATGAAAATTCAAAAACATATTCTTCCCATACTGGTAGTACTTTCTCTCATCAAGTGAATTATCAACTGTAATATTAGGGTTGTTAGTGTACCTAGACTCTAACAATTCTCCAATATAAAACATACGCTCAAAGTCATGATTACCTTGCACAATAACAACATCTACTGGAATTTTCTTTGATAACCATATGATAGCTGTATCCATTAGTTGCCAATAGCCTCTAAAAGATTGTCTCCATCCCATATAATCATCTTGAGGTGTTCCTGCAGTAGTTGCTTTACTCAAACCTTCAGAATTCATACCGTCATTACCTATAGGCATTAATAATCTTTCTATGTTAGATCCTTTTGCTTTCTCCCATAGTTCCATTACTACTTGCATATAGTGCTCTTCTATAGCTTCCGGGCCTTCACCCGTAATTTTTCCATAATGTATATCCGGTAAGGATAACACACCCAGAGAAGGACTTGTTTTAGGTTTGTAAGAATATTTACTAACTTGTGGTGACTTCTTTTTAACTTGTTCTAAAAATGCATTTTTTTCAGACTCTAACTCATGCCATCCGGTTAACGGAACAACAGAGTATCTATGGTCACCTTTGCTAGTTTGCCAAAATTTTACAGACTTAACGTCTTCTAATTTTAAGCCAATTTCTGACAAGTGCATGTTAAAGCCTTTATCAGTAATCTCATTTATATTCTCATTTGTGAATTCTTGTACGTTGCTTTTGTACTTTTTATAGGTGTCAGCTGCTACTTCTTTTTTACATTCAGCGGCTAAACTTAACTCTATACCTAATTTATTGGCTACCCATTGGTTTCCTTTCTTTAAATAACCTGTCTTATTCCTTAGAAATTCAATTACATCTTGTCTTTTCATGTATAATATGTTTTAAAATGTTAAGTGAACCAACATTCTTTACCAAATCAGACGGATCTTTTGACCTGTATTTATTTGGAATACATATATTACGTAGATTAAACTTTTCACAGATTTTCCTGGCCATAGTTTGTCCAGGGTTGTTTTCATTATCATAATCATTGTCATAGAAAACAACTAATTCTTCAAATCTATCATGTAAGTCTTTTATTAATTTTTCGTCAGGATTTTGCATTTCGCTTTGAAAAGCGACTGCGTTATAACCTGCAGCGTAGAGACACATAACATCTTTTAAAGAGGAAGTAAGAAACAATTGTTTACCTGTGTTAGGTAATTGTTTGAATCCTTGTATATCAGTAGATTTTGTATTACTGCTCCATTTGTAATCTAACTCTAAAGGAGCATAGATTTTAAAGCGTTTGCCTAATTTAAAAGCATAAGTAATTGACTTGCAACTGAATCTGTTTTGGTTCACCCAGTAATGGCTTATTGGTTCGACGCCAAATCTAACTAATATTTTCTTACTGATGAAGTATTTTGACCAAAACTTTCCATCTTCTTCCGAAAAAGGCCGTCTTTTCTTCTTTATAATTGTTAATGTTTCTAATATTCTAGGTTGTTTTTGCCTTAAACCCATCACCCCCATAGTAAATAAAGTTTCTTCTTTACGAGAGTTTAGATTTAAATTAAAATCGCAGTCTATAATTTTTAAAGCCGATATAAAATCACATGTATATTTATACATTACATACCTGAAACAGCTAAACGAATGTTCTGAACACCCAAAATCTTTATACAATAAATAGCCTTTCCAGGAAACGATAGATGCAGTTGGTTTTCTATCTTGTCTTAACTCACTACAGAAAGGTTTTCCTAATTGTTTAAAGCTTGGGCAGTAATACACAAAAATGTCATACTCAGAGATTTCTCTAAGTATGACATCGGTGTGTAAGTAATCATCACTGCTTCTAGCTTTTATCATGCAAAAGGATTAGCTTCTTCTGCAACTTGCTTTTCATTCATTGGCTTTTCTGGCATAGTCCAGTCATCATCCTCATTTAAGGCGTCTGGAGTTACTAGATCTGCAGTTGGTACATGTTCTCCCCATTTAAGATCTGCGTTAAAATCTGCGTTAAATGTTCCATAATCATCTTTTAACATTTTTATAAACAAATCATCTCTTTGTGGTTTAATTCTACCAAACTGCTTACTATAAACTGTTTGATATTTACCATCTTTAACTCCTATCAATAATCTAACTTGATTGTCTTTTAAAACAGAAACAAGAGCTTTGATTTCTTTTACATCACCATTAGCTATATTCTTTATAGTCTCAAAAGTTACTTCATCTCCTGCTGCTACATTAGCCCATGCTTTAGTAAAGAAAATTAAAGTCTCTTCTCCAATATATGCTGGTCTTTCCCCATCTTTTTTCCACCATTCATATGCTGGTGCATTATCAGACCATGTAGTTTGACCAAATGCATTAATCCATTGTTTCTTACCTGCTTTTGAAACTCTGTGTTCACCAGCTAATAAAATTTCTACTCTAGTTGATAAGTCTTCATTTTTAACCCATATTACAATTTTATTGTAATCTACATTGTTAAATGATACTTGATAATTAGGTTCAGATTTAACTTTAATGTCTAATGCATGTAATTCCGACATTGTTGGATTTACTGCGATAACATTAAAATTAGAAATACCTGAGTATACCTTCATTCCTTGTCCTTGTACTGCTTCAGTACTTGCGTTGCTTTTAATTGCCATATCTATTTATTTATTTATTGGTTTATAATTGAAATGAATCGAATTCATCTTCTTCTACTTCTACTTCTACTCCTGCTTCCATCTCTTGCTCTTTTACTAGATCTAAAGTCTCACCCATAGTTGGTATTTCTAAATCATCATGATCTGTATCAAATTCTGTAGGATTCAATATATCTAATACAGTTCTTTCTGTTTCTACCATTTCAGCTTTAACATTTTCAACTACTTCAATAGCATCGTCTATAGCTTGTTCTAAAGTTACTTGATTAGGGTTTATAGTAATTTCTTCTAACTGGTCTGTAGTACCTTCAAATCCTGGTATATCTTCAATGTTTTCATTTTCTGATGTTGACATTAAATCACTTGGGGTAACTATTACTGGTTCTGAACCAGTATCGTCTACAAATGTAAAAGAAAGTTTCTTAACATGTGCAGGTCTTTTACCTTTTAATGAAGAATGTTTAAAAACTTCGTCTAATTCCCATTTTTTTACATTGTACTTTTCGCACATTCCTTTTTTTCCTATGCCGTTTGCTAAATCTTTTAGCAGCATACTTACAGAGATTGCCTCTGGAGTCTCATTAGCGTTCTCTACGCTAGTGTTGGGTCTTGCTTCAATCATTTTGTTTGTGTTTAATTAATTAATCTATAAATATCTCTGACCATTCTAAAGGCATGGTCCTACCTTTTAAGTGCTCGCATCTGCTACCAGCTATAACATCATCTAAAGAATCAAAACTAATCATAGTTGTTTCTCCTTCTCTGTATATATACCCAACAGCATCTGAATTTGCACAGGTTATTTGCTTAATTTTACCAGTAAGATCAATATCTTTTACTGCAACATCTTTACCGTTCTTTTCAAGCATCTTATCCTTTAAGTGTCCAACTAATATAACATGATCCGCTAGTTTATTCAAATTGTCTATCCATTTTTTATAGGCCATTCTTAAATATAAATAGCCAGCGCCGTTAGGCAGTGATAGAATTGACATACCAGGATTCTTTTCATCAAAGTTTTTACCCATAGGAGTTTTCATATAAATTTTCTTTCCGTCCGCTTCACACCATTCTTCTAACTTAGAAATAGTATCAATAGCAACGTATTTGTATGGTTTTCCTTCTTTCATAATAGCTTTACCTAATTCTAAAAGCTCAGCTAAATTATTTACTTTTACTTTTAATGCATCTATCATATCTGATCCGTTTTCTAGATCAATTATTAGACAATTGTCAAGTTCTGCTAATATTGAAGTTTTTCCTATTTTAGGAGCTCCATATATTATCATGTGTTTTGGTGATTTACGACTAGCTTTAACTTTTTTTGTTGGTAATTTCATTTTTATCATTTTTATTTATTTTGTTTAATAGATTTAAGTTTCTTTTAGTTCTTGCACTTCCTTCAATACAGCTAAATATAATTATTGCTGTTGCTATAAATAGCAAAAAGTACATAATGATAGGTATTATCATATTTATTGTTTTAAATTATTTAAATTAGTAAAACACGAGTCACAGGGTTACACCACGGTCGGATTAGGATAGATGTTTAATAGCTCTACCATATTACTAATCCCTGTTTACATGTTATAGATCATTGGCCTGCAATAAAAAAATACTGAAAAATAGTGCTTAATTATAATTCAGATTAAGGCCTGACAACAAGTCTAGGCTATAGTGTAACTAGGCCAAATCACTACTATGTTAGTATGCACTGTATTCTTTGTCTTCATCATACTTTTTGTGATGTAAATTTTTATATTCTTCTAAGTTTTTTTGTGTTTTTCTTAAAGGTTTAAGTAAAGCAATTACTCCAACTACTGCTCCAGTTAAAAACCCAAAAGCAAACGTTACGGATAATACTAGTATTTCAATCATAATTATTTAATTTTAGTTCGTTCATTAATTGTAAATGTGCTCATATCTGCTTCAAACGGAAGCATTCCTAATAATCCATCTCTATTCTTTTCTATATGTACTGCTAATAATCCTACTGGATCATGTGTGCAGTATAGCTCTGTAATCCCATATAAATCATAAGGTCGTTGTAACATCATAACAACATGAGCATCTTGGCCTACACTGTCACCTCCAAATAAATCTGTTAGTAACGGTTGGTATTGAGCTTTAGCTCTGTGCTCTTGTTCTATGTTACGATTAAGCTGAGATAAGAGTATATTAATAACTCCCATTTTAGCTTGCATCCACATACATCCTTTAGATAATTTATCAAGTTTTTCTAACTCATTGTTGTAGTTACCTGCTACTAATCTACTGTGATCAAATACATTAATAATCAGCCTATCAGGCAAAGCATTAGTCATATCAACACACGTATCTTTAATATAATCTATAGTTCTAGGTATGTTATTAAACAATATAGGGTATTTCTTATATACTTCTACTTTTTCTTTATATAATTCATACTCATCTTCTGATAACTTAGTCTCTACAGATAATAAATCTAATACTTGTTTCTTAACGTCTTTTGATCCAGCTCTAAGTATTTGCTGATGACCAGGCATTTCGAAACTCCAATATAGTACTACTACTTTCTTATCAGGATTATTATCTAATAAGTCAAATATAAGTTGGTTTGAAAATGCTGATTTACCTACTCCAGGTCTCCCTGCTATAACATACATTTTACCAGGTTGTAATCCACCTAATAAATTCTTATTTAAGCGCTTCCATTTAGTTGGTAAGACTTTTCTTTGTCCTAACATGCCCATTCTTACGTCATTAATGGATGTATCTACTGATTTTTTTATGCTTGAAAACCCTCTAGATTTAAAGAGTTCTTGTAATTCTTGGCCTTTGTCCTTGTTCTCCATTTTCTGTTTGTTGTTGTTCGTTTAAATTCTCGTATTTTTCCCAAGTGTGGTTGTTTAACCAGACTTCTAAATTCTGCAGATAACCTAAATTATGTTTATCTACAGTTAATTGTTTGTCTAAGCAATTCATGATAGATCTGTGCTTGTGAGCTTTACCCCCTACAATAGATTTATACTTGTTCTTTGCTTTTACATTAGACTTAGCATCTGGATCAATAGCATGTAACACTCTAACACCTCTCCCAGGAGAATTAACTTTAAATGGATATGTACCACACAACTCAGCAAACATTGCATCAAAATCAGAGATGAAAAGATCGATGAACTCTTGTCTAATCGTATGACTAGCAGGAGATTCACCGAGCTTTACATATCCTTCTCTTTGCAATTTTTCTAAATCTGGTTTAAGATTAAGGTTGTTTAACAGAGTAAATCCTTTTTTATATATTACATACAAATAGGTATAATCATCAGCAGACATTTTAGTGTCTGTAAGTACATCAAATTCTATTTCTATTTTCATATTATAAAGGATTCTTTTACAGTTGAACGGAACATTAATGCAAATATACACAATTTATCCATAAGTACTATTATTATTAAAGTTTTTATTATAACCATGTTACACCTTTTAAATCATATACTGCATTCTTAAGCCATTTTTCTTCTTGAGAGTCTTTTATGTATAGTACATATACTTTACCAGTTTTTCCTTCTTCATATCTAATAAGTCTACCAACCCTCTGTATCATAGACAATGCTTTAGACGTTAATCCGCATATTACTCCTAGATTAGCATTAGGTATGTCAAATCCTTGATTTAAAGCTTTAGTAGAACACAATACATTCACTTCACCTTCTTTAAAACGTCTTAGAGCCTCTTTCCTCTTCTTAGAACTAATCTTGCTGTGGTACACTTCAGCTAAGGGTGAAACACTCTCAGCTAGCATATCTGTAAATTCATTTAAGCCTCCAAAGGTTATAATTTTCTTATCTAAGTTAGAATATACTATCTCTTTAAACTTATCTATTTTGTTATGAGCTCTATCTACAATACTCTTACGTTCTCTTATAGTTTTATAAAATCCAGCAGCATGAGCTTTAAGTTCATAACTAACACTTGAACTAGATAAAGCTGTTTTAGCAAATTGAAAAGCGTCAGGATCTAAAGCCATTTTATGTTCTACAAATTTATTATTAACTTTTTTATACTCTATTCTTTCTTTTTCTGTTAGTTCTAAAGGTACACAATATATCTTATAAGGCGCTACTAGTTTCATAGCTACACAATCATCTAATGTTAATGTGTAAATTGTAGGAGCTAGTGAGTGTAAATGTAGTTTGTACATTGGTTCTTCAGGTAGTGTAGCAGTTAAGCATAGTATTTTATCATAACTGTTATTATTAAAGAACTGCCTGTATTTATTAGATAATCCTAAATGTATTTCATCACACACTACTATATCATAGTGTTTATTTTTTAACTTATATGCTGATTGATAACATACTACATCGACTCTATCCAAACAATCTTGGCAATCCCACTTTTTGAATTCTTCTTTGAATTGATCTTTAAGCTGTGTTGTTGGGACCAATACAAGAGCTCTAGAACCACCAAGGGTATTAAGCACGTGATTAATAGCCATAACGCCGCATCTGGATTTACCAAAGCCTGTGCCTGCAATAATGCTACCACAGTAATCGTTATTATGCCAATTGTTAAGTGCAATTCTCTGTTCTTTATCTTTAGTTTCATATAATTTCATTTTTATTTATTTTTTAATTGCTTAAATATTGTTAGATACCTAGCTATAGTTCTTGATACAGTAATATAATCACATCCTATAATCTCAGCTATATCTTTCATAGGTGTATCTAAATTAGACATCCAATAAGCAAGTATTCTAGACCTTCTTTCTGACAGTACAGAATATATACCGTTATCTAATAACACTATCCTTTCTGTTTCTTTCATATTTTCTACCATTAATTCTGTAGAGTCTTTTTCAGTTTCACCACTGTATTTCCACAGCTGGTCTACAGTCTTAACAATAGGACCATTATCCTTTTGCCATTGGCGTTCTTCTTCCATTTGTATGGCTACATGATGTCTAGTCTTCATGGCTATTTTTTTAGTTCTTTAAGTTTTACCTCCGCAACTTCTACTAAAACTTCTACTGCCCATATCTCTGCAAATCGTATCAACTGTTCTTCAGTGTACTCTTGTTTTCCTCCCGGATCAAATATTGGGTCCAACTCACTGATAATATCAGAGTGTAAGTATTCTTTTGCTGTCATAATTTATAACGCCCTTATTAGTGAGAGGGACTTTACTCTTTGTTATTGTTTACTCCAGGGTGAACA